GTGTTGAACTCAAACTCAATAAGTCTGGTTTTCTTCGTGGAGTCCTTGACCTCTCCTATAAAACGGAGACCGGCCCGGTTGTCAGCACCACCCTGCGCTCTAATGATGAAGTTACGACAAGTCGCAAGACCGGTCGTGTACCTGTCAAGATCAGCCCGATGATGGAGACTCGGTTGCAGTTCACCGGAAACAAAACTTCTGGTTGTCTCCTTCATCGATTATCTCCTTACACGGACAAGTGCTGGTTCTCTTCTCTTCGGTGGTCTTGATTCATTCAACTCATTGGCGATTGCGACATTGATAGTGCTACTGTAAAGCTGTAACGCTTCTTTACGCATGGCCCGGCCAATGTCAGCACCCGTCAAAGGAATGGCGATCAATGATCCGAGATAATACCCGAGAGCCATCACCATCTGAGGATCGAACATCGACTCATCGATTATGTCCTTAGTGTAGATGCCGTACGCTTCTGTCTCATCCGTGGCGATGATTCTGTTACCAGAGGAGTGTTGAATTTCAAAAGGCACAGAGAGTTCTGGCTCGTATTGTTCTTCAACAAAACGCCAACGACTGACGTCATCGGTGTCGGTCTGTTGCTTGAATGCGTAGTCACCGGTGACACTTCTGAAAGCCAGACAATCGTTAGGATAGGCGTAAGCATACACCCAGTGGAGTGGTTCAGTTGTGAGGAGTTCGAGTGCTGTAACCACCTTGGCGAATTGCCAAGGTGTGTCACGCAATACAAATTGACGAGCTATGTCGTAGTGAAGTTTACACTGTTGGGCCTCGACACTTGCCTCAGTGATCGAGTTGATACTCTTGGCCCGGACAGATGAGAGTGCTAAATTGCATATTTCAATTTGACTCGACATAGCTTACTCCTTACAGAGTTTCAACTCCGTCATCATCCTCGGTAAAGTCTGATGGGGATGCGTTTGGAACCGTGACCTTCTCTGCCGCCGCCTTGCGAGATTTGGCAGTCTTGGTTTCCTCTTTAATCAATTCCAGCCAACTGGGAACCTCACCCTTCGGAATCGGTGCGGGTGTAATCACGGGATCATGTGGACCACCCGGAACACGAAACACACCGCCGTAAAAACCTTTATCTAATACCTTATATGAAGGCATGTCAATCTCCTTGAAAAGAGGGGAGCGGCGACGTGCCGCTCCCCGTGGTTAATTAAACACCAGTGACGTTGGTCTGGTTGCCCATCGTGATACCTGCGGTGACAGCACCGGCGTTCAGGTTGCCAGTTCCACCGACAGTATAACGAATGCCAAGATACCGACCAGTACACTGGTTCGGAAGAATCTGGACAGGGATTTGATACCCTGCGACCAAATCGGCCTCGGCAATAGCACCGGAAGAATACAGTACGGTGCTTGATGTAAGAGCGGCGGCCGCACTGGTTTCGATGGTGAAAGTAACCGTACCATCGTCAGCGGCGTTGCTCAGTGCTGTGGTGACTTGGATCAGGATCGGAATACCGTTACCTTTACCGAGGTCGCCAGTGAGAGCGGCTTTGCCGCCGTAAGGAGTGTCACGCACTCCGGTGTCGATGACGTTGGTGCTGATGGCAGTTGCAGTAATCGCCTGATCATCAGAAAAAATCTGCTGTGCTGAGAAAATCATGATGTTTCTCCTTCGTATGAGTGTTTAGCCGGGGATATTAGTCCCCGGCTCAACTGGATAATTAAACTACCAACGCTTCGGTGTTAACCAGAGCATCAGTTTCACGGATCGGAATGCCACGATAAGTCATGACTTCCTTACCTTCGATCTCCATCGGCTTGAGGCGCACGTAGGAGTCGGAAGCACCGGCGTTGGTTGCCAATGCATCGAGAGCCTCGAGTACGTCACGGTTGCAGTAGATGGCCATTTTACCACCAGCTACACGCCGGTTCTGGAGCTTGTAATAAGCGTTACGCATGTAACCGTAAAGGTCAACAGACCCGGCGGCCATCAGCGAAACATCGACGTTGGCGATACGGGAAACATAACGCCAGTCTTTTACGGCCAGACCCAGATGCCAAGAGAACATCTCTTCTTCGACATAGTATGGGTTGTTACTGCCGTCCAGTACACGTTGCTCACCTTTGTCTTCACGCTTAACACCAGCTTGAGTGCCTTCTGGGTAAAGCAGTTGACATTGGTTGTCACCCCAAGTGACGAACCAGATCGAGGTGTTGTCCGAGCCAGTACCACCGGCTTTGATAATCTGGTTGCCGTTTTGAGCGGTACTGTCATTGAAACGAGGAGCCAGACCCATGAACTGCTCGGGGTCAGAAGCGGTGTTACCGTAGAACAACCGGGTAGCGGCTTCTTGGTTCATCGACTCGAGATAGGACTGAGCCTCACCGAGACGCACTGCGCCCGGATTCTTAGAGATGGCAAGCAGACGCTTGTCAACTGTGCTGAGACCCTCGACAAACCCGGTGGTGTCTTCGACCTGTGCTTTGGTCGACTTGCCCTGTGGGATGCCTTGGTACAACTTACCCCATGAAACTGTGGGGAGTCCGGTACGGACAGTGTGCAGATGTTTTGTGCCTTGGTTACACTCGACAGCGAGAGCGTCATCGAGGATAGGGTTCATTTCGGTCAGAAGTTCCATGACATCGACGATGTTGCCTGACCCGTCCTGTTGCTTGTAGATGTCAATCAAATCAACAAATGTTGCTCCTAAAGTTGCCATGATTCTTTTCTCCTTCGTTAGTTGTTAGGATACATCCGAGAAATTATGTCGCCACTTCCAGAGGAGTTCTTACCGTTACTGCCGGGGTTGTCCTCTTTCAGTGTTTGACCTACTTTGTGTAACAGTCGAATAAAATTCGGGTTAGACCCCCACCCATATGTGTGCAGGTCCTCCATGAGACTTTCGTCCCCATACTTATCCAACGTGCGTTTTGCGATCGCCATGTTTTTATCGAAGTCTTCGCCGCCGAGTTCTTTATCACCCTTGACTGCGTCAGTCCAACCGGTAACGGTTTCAACAAAGCTGTCAGCACTAGCTTGCATCTGCTGTTGCTGAAACTCTGTGAACACGCCTACCAGTTTCTGAGCATTGTCTTGTGACAAACCCAACTCTTTGAACACTGGGACAGCTAACTCCAATGCCTTGGTGTCCAATTCAACACCCTCTGGAAGTTCAAACTTGTACTCGTCCGGTACGGTCCCGACGTCATCTGCGCTGTGATCATCAGCATTGTCGTCCGTACTGGTTTCCTCAGTACTGGTTTCCTCAGTACTGGTTTCCTCAGTACCGGTTTCCTCAGTACTGGTTTCTTCCGTACTGGTGTCGGTAGCAGTGTCGTCTGCGGTTTCGACATTTTCTTCAGTCATCTTGGTTCTCCTTCATCATGAGGTCTCGAGAGCCTCTAACACGTTCATCGGATACTTCGCTCAAAAGCTGAAGACCCTGATTACGTGCGCCCTCATTAAAGATGGTCTGGTTACTTTGCCCATTGAACGAACAACGGTACAAACCTGACCGGGTTAGTAATTTATGAATGAACCTTCGGCCACGGGGGTCGCCCATGACAAACTTCAGGTCGTCCAGTTCCTGCATTTCAATCTGCTTTATTTGTTCCTTTGTCTTAGCCACTGAGACCCATCCTTTGCATTATAGATGAGAGACCGTCTTCACCGTCCCCAGAGACATCTGTTTCCGACATGGTCTTAGCTGAGTCCACCATCGCCGGGGCCGCTTCTGCCATCTGCTGGGCCTGTGCTTGCTGTTGTTCCTGCTGGACCGCCCCTTCGTATTCATCCGGGGTTGCCATCATCTCTGGTGAGATACCAATGGCTTTACCAAAGCTATCAACCATCTTGTCAGGCTTCAACATGTGCCGTGACTCAGGCCAAATTTGTGCGATCTCTGCAACGAACCCTGCTGTCTGCTCAATGGCCGACGTAGCGACCATGCGTTGCGCCTGTGCCAGAACAGAAATGTATTCAACCTTCAGGCTCTTTTCGCTCAATGCATCTGGTATTTTACCGAATATCCCAGCTTCCATACCGATGTTAAATGTGCGGTCAATCAATGGATCGAGTAGTTCATTATGGAGACGCTCGAGTACTGGACCGAGCATCAGCAATTTCTCTTCATGACGCTCGGCAATCTCACGAGCGGTGATCTGACGACGATCCGAGTTAGACAGCATCAAGAACAAGTCAACATAGAATGACTTCTCAATGCGGTCCTCTACCCGCTGGATGTCTGTCTGGTGATCGCCTATCTGCGGGTTGAACTGATAAGCTGGTTTAATACCACCATTGCCGTCCTGACCATCAACGAAACTGATCTCACCGGCCGGTAGACCTTTGGTGATGACGTTTCGTAGAGATGTCGGTGCGACCATGTGCGGGTTGTTCCGCAACTCAATCCCTTCGTAGAGTTGAGTCTCGGACAACTGAAGTGCTTTATTGTCACCGATCGCATCGATACCCGGGCAAGCTGTTGCGTAGACGTCTTCACCGGTCACATCCCATCGTGGGGCCATGATCGGGAAGTCGTTGAATCCGGACACACGTAGGAACTTTTGGTTCGTCTTCGGTGAGTTCTTCTCGAAATAAACACTGCGATACTTCATGTGCTTTGCTTCGGGAATAGGACTCATCATGTCACGATCATCATTCGGTTCTATCAAGTGACACACATCGACCCATGCTTCAGTGTTTCCGCTACTCCATTGTTTATTAACTTGGGTGGAGCAGTTCTCTTTACCGAACTCTTTAATGAGTTGACCTACAGTAGCCTGATACTCTCTGGCCCATGTGTCGACCTCATCTTTTCCGTTCAGACCCAGTAGATAACCACCGATCGTATACGACTTCGCACGAATGACGTTATCATAATCCTCGAACACACCCATCGATGCTGTACCGAATACAGCCAGTTCAGCGTAGGTTGTGTGCAGAACATTGTAGACATTGGATTGATTGTAGATTTCCCGCATGATTGTTTCGACTTTGATTAACCATGCCTTGACTTCCGGATCGTCAGCGACACTGGAGTCGGTCAATGCAAGCTTGAACCAAGGTCGTGCGGGTGACGTGATACCGGCCATCATGCCTGATGCGATGGTGCGCACCGCACGTTTACCGGTGTTATTGATTTGCTTGGTGTTACGCTTGTGGCCTTTGTTGCGGTCGGATACCAAGAAGCGGCCACGGTGAGCGAGGATATAATCAGACAATTCACGCCATAAAGGCATGAAGCTCGATCGCTCCCCTTTCAGCAACTCTATACGCTTGAGATAACTCCCAAGTTTAGAGATCGAGTTTGTGGCTTTATCGGCATCCGACATAGCATTAACCTCCCAGCAAAGTCTTTGGTGCGCCTGTTGCTTGGTCAGTGAGACCTCTTGCCCCGGTCAATACGGTAGATAGTCTACCTTTTTTATTACCGGCCCTCGCTTTATTGATACCAGCGTTGGGAGCTACAGCGGCTTCTGGAAGTCTTGGCGGCGGCGGCGGTGTTGACGGTGATCCTCCACACATAATAATTCTCCTTAAAGAATAGTTCCGATTTCGTTTGTCTTTGGCGCACCAAACACAGGCTTGATGCCTTTCTTATCACGACGCTCTGCGGCTGATGTACCATAAGTATCAATCACCGCTTTCTCTCTCCCATACTGCGCTTCTGAATCCAAGGTTGATTTCTCAAGTTGTTTCTGGAGAGGATCAGACTTACCATGTATATTTTTAACTATCGAACCTCCGGGGTTAATGATCCCCATCATATTCATACCACCTTCACGTTTACCAAAGAAGTTACCGGGATCAAGAGGTGCATTAGCTGAACACATGAGTGTCTCCTAGTGGTGTGACGTATTCTGTCACACTTATAATTACTCGCACTGTAACCGATCTAGCGGTGATTTAGAAGCTTTTTTATCGACTTGGCCTCTTTTTGTTAACCATTTATCCTCAGTCATACTCAACTTAGGTACGAATTGTGCGAATGTTAAACACAACGCATCACCCCAATCTGGTGATCCAACGCCTCTGGCCTTCATATCAGACTTCTTCTCAAGCACCAGTTGATCCTTGGCGTTGTGACTGTACTCACGGTACGTCAACTCAGCCTCGAGTTGAGGGTGATCTTTAATAGCACCGGCCAAAAACAGCCACTCACGCATCCGTCCCCACATCTCTGAGGCACGGTTCACGTAAGCCTTCTCATCGGCCGCCTTCTCACCGAAGCCCACGTCAACAGCGTTGAACCCGAGTTGACGCAGTCGGTCACCGATCGGGCCACCCATCGCTCCGGAGTCGACGAAGATGACATCAGGCTTGTGCCGGCCCAGTACGTCGGTGACCTTACTGACGAATCTCATACTGTCACGGACCTTCTCACCGGGGATGCGATAGACCATTTCACTTCTGGCATCGAACCCACGCCTGAACTGGATCATGGCAAAGTCATCACCACCTCTGGCGCAGTCGATCCCACAAATCAAAGGATCGTCCGGGTAGAACTTAATCTCTCTCTTTTGTGCAAGATGCACAATATCGTTGGGGATGTACTGCATGTCCCCAGCTTTCGGGAACCGGCCAAGAACACGGACACGGAAGAAGTCACTGTCCTCGCCCCAGTCCTTACGCCACTTCTCGATGAGGTCCTTGTTGGTCATCTTCGCAGTGCGGCTGTCAATCTGTCGAGTGATCCACCGGTGCTTCTGGGCGTGGAAGATTTCATGGAACTTGCCGCCATTACGGGTCGGGTTACCAAAGACAAAGTGCATCGGCTCACCGTCAGTCTTACCACCCTCGGCAACCTCATAGATTTTGTCAGGGACCGCTGATCCCTCATCGAACAGATAGTAAGGTGTGGAGTTCGCACAATGCAGACCAGCAAAGGATTCACTGTTCTCTTCACGACAGGTCTGTGCGTCGGCTCTCCATGTCTCGGAGTGACCGTGCCGGTAGATACTCATGTTGCCCCGGCCATTGTTATACTCGAACCAATGCCCATTTTACGCCACTTACCCAACTCGCCCCACGTCTTGGTGCGTAACTGGTCAGAGGTGTTAGCTGTGACTACGCCTTTACTGTGCGGCCGGGTGGATGCGATGAAGAGGATGATCCACGCTGTGAGTGCTGACTTGCCGATACCATGACCGGACGCAATACCGAACTGGATGGGATCACATGGGATGACTCCGTCGAACCCACGATTCTTAATCTGATTGCCCCACTCAATGAGGAACTCTTTCTGCCAATCATCTGGGCCATCAAACCCTTCGAGCGGTGTGCCGACGGTATCCCACGGGAACGCCCACATGACCCAACCGTACGGATCATCATAGAACAACGAGCAGTCACTGGCGATGTCTGCGTCAACACAACTGATGGTGGCGGCTGGTCTGCTCATTAATTACGTTTCTCCAGTGAGTCGATACGTTGCTCATGGTTCGTTAACATCAACTCAGCATTGTTGATACGTTTGTCGTTGTACTTGGACTCTTGGATATGGACACCCATGAAAGTACTGAAGGTTTTGTCAATATTGATCACACTCTTCTGCGTGTTAGCGGCTGTTTGGTGAATCATAAAACCAAAACTAATGACCGCCCCGGCCAAGAGACTGACGCCCCACATCAATATCTTCCATTGACCTGAATGCTTGGCGATAGCTCGTGAGATATGCTCGATATGCTCATCCTGCTTCACATGGTCGGTGCATTGCTTCCTTCTCTCCAGTTCTGACATGACGTTCCCCTATTTATTAAATTGCTTGGCTTTATCCCAAGATCGGAAGCCCATGTAAGCCATAGCGGGGGCGAAGATCGTGGCGGCCAGTGCCACATCAGCACCGGTCCCGTAGTTGAATGCTTTGCAAATCTCAAGTACTGCAATGTAGATCGCACCACCCCACCACGACTGTCTCGCCATGCTGGGCCGGGTATGCCGCACGAACTCATCGGTGGCGGCGTCACCCTTCTGGATAGTGTCCTGTTGGGTGATGTGGTAGCTCTGATCGTCTTTCAGTTGGAGTTCCAGCATCTCACGATGGTGTTTACGGATGTCAGCCTCATTAACCGAGGCGATCTCCTCTAACCTGATCATTGACGCTGGATCAGTCTGGAGAACCTTCAACGCCTTCATCGGGTCACTCTCGCCCGTGGCCTCTCCGATCATCGATGCGACTGCCGCCACGCCACCGGGGATGTTACCGGTTGCTATTGAGCCAGCCAATCCGAGAAGACCTCTGGTGTTATCTTTCAACCATCCACCTACGTCTGACCATTTCATTATGTGTCCTCTCTCTGGATGTGCGGCATATCGAGTCTCGTCTTCCAGAACCCGCCCCAAGTGATGGTGATACCAAGCTCACATG